GGTGGGAGGAGGAGACCGGACGGAAAGCCATCCTGGATGAAACAGGTGAAACTTTCGCCGCGGTAGGGAAACGGAGGGCCGCGTGATGGATGACGTCCTCAAGGAGGTATTGGCGGTTGCGACGCCGACTGAGCAGGCGGAGCTGAAGATCCTGCACAACGCGACTGTCGTCTCGATGCGGAAGTACAAGGAGAATCCTGGCAAGAAGACACTGCGAGACTGGGAGGCTGCAAAGGAGGCTTACAGCAAGAGACTTAATGAAATTGCAGTAAAATACAAGATAAAATCAGAATATGCAGAAGGTGAAAACGATAAGCCGTTCGAGAACATCCACAGTATACACAAATGGCTGATTGACAATGGCTGGAAGGTCTCGCCGCCTACACTCTACAGGCATAGACGGGAAGGAAAGCTAAGGCCAAACCTTGCTGATGGCAAATGGTCAAGGGCATTCGTAAAGGAGTATGCGACTAAATATCTTCGCCGTCAAAAATCAGGCGTTACGATATCGAAGGAAGAGCAGGATTCGCTGGTCGATCAAAAGTTGCGGCAGCAAATCCGCAAGCTGAAGGCCGAGGCATCGAAGGCGGAGAATGAGCTGGAACGGCTGCGCGGGACGATGATCCCGCGCGAGGAAGTGGAGCCGGCGATGGCTGCCAGGGCGGTGGCGCTGATGGCCGGATTGCAGCATACGGTGACAATGCGGGCGCCAGATTGGTGCGAGCTGGTCGGTGGGGACGAGAAGCGGATCCGGCTCCTGGTGGAAACCATCCTGGATGACCTAGCTAGGTGGTTCGGAGATTACGCGCGGCCGCTGGAAATCGAGGTTGAGTTCGGACAGGCGCCTGCCGGGAATGGAAAAGGGAAGGCGAAGAGCAAATGACGGATCCTGGCATGGTCATTCCAGCCAGAATCGCGGTTGCGGAACCGCCGCCGTGGATGCCGGAAGAGGTGGCCGCGGCCGCGTTCAACGGCTCGCCGCGGCTGATACGGATCGACTGGTCCGCGCCAGAGCGGCGAGTGATGCGGTGTCGGAAGACAATGTCGCCGGCCGAGTGGGCCGAGAAGCACCGGGTGGTGACCTACGGGCCGTTGAAGGGTTCCAGATGGGACCACGACTTCATGCCGCACATGCGCGGCATCCTCGACGCCGCGGCGCATCCGGCGGTGAAGATCATCACAAACTGCAAGGCGCCGCAGACTGGCTCTTCCGCCGGCATGGAGACCTTCCTGGCCTGGGCCGCGGACCAGGATCCAGGGCCGGCGCTCATCGTGTACCCGGATCGCGACACGGCATCCAAACGAAGCCAGGACTACCTCCAAGACGTCTTCCGGTTGAGCCCACGGTTGCGGGACCTGCTGACCGGGCTGGACGACGACATGGCGCGGCTGCGGCTCAAACTCACCACCATGCTGATCTACATGGGGTGGGCTGGGAGCGTCACGTCGATCGGCAACGTCTCGGTACGCTATCTCTTCCTCGACGAGGTGGACAAATACCCGGACACGCCGAACGCCAAGGAAGCGTCCACCATGGATCTGGTTCTCGAACGGGTGCGGTCGTTCAAGTTCCGGGCGAAGGTTTTCATCATCTCGACGCCGACAATAGAAACCGGGCCAGTCCGGCAGGCGTTCCAGAACGCGGATGTCAGGTTCGACTATCACGCATCCTGCCCGGCTTGCGGCCGGTATGTAAGGCTGGAGTGGGACCAGATCAGGTGGCCCTACCTGGACGACGGGGCCGATGGGCCGGAGGAGGCGCGGGTTGACCCGAAGGCCGTGCTCAAGGGCAAGATGGCGAGGTATGTCTGCCAGGAATGCGGATCGCTGTGGGACGACCGGGCGCGCGACAAGGCCGTCCGTGGCGGGGAGTGGTTCGCCAGGGACGACGGCCGGCCGCTCATGCGCTACCTGGACGAAGAAGCGCCGGAGCAGATCGCCTTCCACTCGCCGGCCTGGATCTCGCCGCTCGTGTCGCTGTCCGAATGCGCGGCCGCCTACCTGCGCGGCAGGCGGGATCCGCAGGCGTCAAAGTATTTCGCGACCCAGATCAAGGCCGAGCCGTGGAAGGAGGTGGTCATCGAGACCACCGAGGACCAGGTGCTCGAGGCCCGGTGCGACCTGGCGCCGCAGACGGTGCCGGAGGAGGCCATCGCTCTCACGTGCGGCGTGGACATGCAGCGTGACGGGTTCTGGTTTGCGGTCCGAGCCTGGGCAAGGACCTATGTGTCGTGGCTCATCCACTACGGCAAGGTGCAGACCTGGGGAGATCTCGAGGACCTGCTGTTCGGCGCCGAGTATCCGATGGCGGACGGCCGGCGGATGCGGATTTTTCGAGCCGGGCTCGACACCGGCGGCACCGGTGGCGACGGGAAGGTCTCAATGACAGAAGAGGCATATTTCTGGTTGCGACGCAACGGGCGTGGCCGCGGCTGCCGGGTGTGGGGGACCAAGGGCGCGTCCCGGCCGCTGGCCGGCAAGGTGTCTCTCGGCAAGCCGCTGGACAAGGCGCCGAGCGGCAAGCCGATTCGTGGCGGGCTGCAGATCGTGTCGCTCAACACCGAAGCGCTCAAGGACGCCCTGCGCTACCGGCTGGAGGTTGCGGCAACCACTGGCGGCGACATGGCGGCGTTCCTGCACCGGGAGACGGGGCTCGACTATGTGGCGCACATCCTGGCGGAGGAGAAGCGACGAGACAAGAACGGCCGGGAAAAATGGGTGCAGGTCCGCCGGGACAACCATCTGCTGGACTGCGAGGTGATCGCTCACGCCCTGGCTGACCCGGAATGGCCTGGTGGGGGCATCCATCTGTTGCGGGGGCCGGCGAACGTGGTGGCGGAAAACGGCGGGCCGGTGGCGGCCGGCCGTCCGCGCCGCCGGGTGCGGTCGGCCGGGGTGCGGATCTGAGACGGAGAAGAAGGAGGGGGAACGATGACGACGGATGAGCTTGAACGGGCGATCGAGCTGGCGGCGGCCGGCGTGGACTACTCGCCGCGGTATGGCGCGGTTTGTCCCCTATGCGGCACGCCGCGGGCGCGGGTGACCGGTAGCCTGCCGTGGGACGGCAACATCAAGGTGCGCTATCACCGGTGCGCGAACCAGGAGTGCCGGCTCGCCAGGCTCAAGGTGTCGATCAAGAGCGTGGAGGTGGACAATGTCGGCGGCCGCGAGGAGGCGTGGCTATCCAGTGCTAGATGAGATAGGGATATTCCATGTCGGGAAATGGTTTAGCGGGGTTCTCGCTGGTTGATCGCAGGCCGTCGATATGTTCGTGGAGACTTGGATCGATCGGGTTCCACATTGGATCGAGAATGAAGTCTATTCCATTCCGCCTGGCCATCTTTGCCGCCGGAACGAAATCCGAGTCCCCCGAGACAAGGACGATTCGTCCAACCATGCGGTTGAGAGCGAGTGAAGCGATATCGAGCCCTATCTTGATATCGACCTCTTTTTGTTTCAGGGAGTACTTCACATCGTTCTCCGATAAATCATCGATGGTAATGGTCTTCGCAATCAGTTTTCTGGTCTTTCTCGGATTGATCACCCATGTCTTATCATCCTTCAGAAATCCGAGGCGGAGGGCAACCTTTCTCTTTTTTTTGAGGCAGTCGAAGAATTCTATTCTCTCCTTTGCCACTGGTGTTTTTGAGAAATCAACGACTCTGTTCGTCACAGGATTATGTGCCGTCTGAGCAAACGGACGGCAGTCATAATAGAAAATTCTGTATAGTTCTGCCTGCTCATTCTTCCATCCTACATGACGCCACGCCATACGGTACATGTTTTCCGCTTTGGTTGCAGGGTCATGGCGCCATCCGTTCCTGAATACAACTCGATACCGCTTGAGAAAAAATCCACCGTCGATGAGGATAGCAGTGCGCATTTTTCCTCTCCAAGACATAAAAAAGCTCCTGTCAACATAACCCCGCTATGCCTTGCGTTGCGGGGAAAACCCCGCCGTGCCTTGCGCGACGACCTTTATGGCCGCCAATGGGGAGATGCCGACAGGAGCGCTATTGTCCCTTTTAGTATCATCCTGATATCTTCAGTTGTCAAGCCCAAAAGTTGAGGCCCCGTTTGTGCCTCTCGCCCTGCCGCCCTGACATCACCAAGCATAAACCATGCCGACACTTCATAACTTATATCTTGCGCAAGTAAATATCTTGCGCAGGATATGACCCTCTTCCCCTCCCCTTTCCGGCCCCATACCCTTGGGGCATGGCTCTCGATCTCACGACCGCACAGGAAATGCTGGACCTCTGGCTTGCCGCCGAGAAGGCGGTGGCCACGGGCCAGGAGTACGCCATCGGCAGCCGGCGGCTGACCAGGGCCGACGCGGCCGAGATCACCCGCAAGATCAATTACTGGCACCGCGAGGTGTTGCGCCTGTCACGCGGCGGGCGGGGCATCCGCCAGCGGTTGGTGGTGCCGGTCGATGGGTAGACTGCGCGCATACGTCGCCAGGGCGGCCTCCTGGGCTGCGGACCGGCTCTCCGGCGGCGGCGCCGTGGCCGCGACGGCCGCGCCGGCGCCGAACCCGTCCGCGGGCTACCGGGCCGCGGACGCGCTGTCACGGGTGATGCGCGGCTGGCTCGCGTCCACCGGCTCGGCTGACGAGCATGTGCGCCACGACCTGGCTGCCCTGCGCGACTATTCCGGCGACGCCTACCGCAACATGCCGGTGGCCGGATCGGCGCTGCGCACCGCGGTCACCAACATCGTCGGTCCCGGACTGGTCATGCAGTCGCGCATCGACCGCGACTATCTCGGGCTGTCCGACGACGAGGCCGACGCCTGGCAGGACAACACCGAGCGCGAGTTCCGGCTCTGGTGCCGGACCGCCGGCATCGACGGCATGGACTTCGGCATGCTCCAGGGGCTCGCCCTGCTCTCGGCGTTCATGAACGGCGACGTGTTCGGCCTGCTGCCCCTGCGCCGCCGGCCGTTGTTCGACACGCCGTACACGCTCACCGTGCAGCTCGTCGAGGGCCACCAGGTGTGCACGCCGGACGACCGGCTGGGCGACGAGCGGCTGGTCGCCGGCATCGAGGTCTCGCGCGACGGCGTGCCCATCGCCTGCCACGTGATGACGCGCCACCCCGGCGGTCTCGGTGTCGAGCGCCGGTGGCGGCGGGTGCCGCTGCGCGGCCGCCGCAGCGGCCGGCGGAACGTGGTCCATCTCTTCTACCCGGAGCGGGTGGGCCAGAAACGCGGCTTTCCCTATCTCGCCGGGGTGCTGCCGGCGCTCAAGCAGCTCTCGCGGCTGTCCGAGGCCGAGCTCATGGCCGCCGTGGTGACCTCGTTCTTCACCGTGCTCATCAAGAGCGAGACCGGCGAGGAGCTTGCCGGGCTCGACCCGGCGACCGACGGCGCCGCGCCGGCCGGCATGCCGCTGGCGGACAACGAGGCCGCCCTGGGCTCGGGCAACATGGTCGATCTCGCGCCCGGCGAGGACGCGATCATCGTCGATCCCAAGCGGCCGAACGCGCTGTTCGAGCCGTTCTTCAAGGCCATCGTCGAGCAGATCGGCGCCGCCATCGAGCAGCCGGCCGAGGTCCTGATGAAGAAATTCGACTCCTCGTATTCCGCGGCCAGGGCCGCGTTGCTCATGGCCTGGAAGTTCTATCTCACGCGGCGCGAGTGGCTGGTGGCCATGTTCTGCCAGCCGATCTACGAGGAATGGCTGCGCGAGGCGGTCATCCGCGGCCGGGTGCGGGCGCCGGGGTATCTCGACGATCCGGCGCGCCGCATGGCCTGGAGCCGGGCGCGGTGGAACGGGCCGGTCATGGGCCAGATCGATCCGCTGAAGGAGGTGCTGGCCTCCGAGCGGCTGGTCAAGAACGATTTTTCCACCAGGGCCGACGAGACGATCCGGCTCACCGGCGGCGACTTCGACGCCAACATCGCCAGGCGGCGGCGCGAGGAGGCGGCGCGCCGCGACGCCGGGCTACGGGAAGAGCAATGAGCAATGAGTGCTGAGCAATGAGGAGCAATGCGTGAAATGCCTGACATGAAGCGGATCAATGGCGCGGTCCTCGGGCAGCCGTGGCTGATATCGCGCGACGGCATGGCGCTGATCCTGTCGGTGCTCGACGGCCGCGGCGACCTCGAGGCCGCGGCGCGGACCAGGGCCGCGCGGGCGCTGGACCATGAGATCGACGCGGTGATGACCAGGCCGGGGGAGCGGCTGTCGGAACAGAGCCTGGCGGTTCGGCGCGGTCCGGTGGCGGTGCTGCCGGTGCGCGGGCCGATCTTCCGCTATGCCGGGCTGTTCGACGACATCTCCGGCGCCACGTCCATCGCCCGCCTGGCGACGAGCTTCCAGGAGGCCCTGGACGCGCCGGGGATCGAGGCGGTCGTCCTGGCCGTGGATTCGCCCGGCGGCCAGGTGGCCGGGACCAACGAGTTCGCCGACATGGTGTACGCCGCGCGCAACGAAAAGCGGATCGTCGCCTACGTCAACGGCGCGGCCGCGTCCGCCGCCTACTGGATCGCGTCGGCCGCGTCGGAGATCGTCGTCGACCCCACGGCGGAGCTGGGCTCCATCGGCGTGGTGATCGGGACCCGCAAGGCGGACGACGACGTGATCGAGATCGTGTCCACCGTGTCGCCGAAAAAGCGGGTGGACCCGGCCACGGACGAGGGCCGGGCCGAACTGCTCCAGCGGGCCGACGCCATCGCCGCCGTGTTCGTCGCGGCCGTGGCGCGCAACCGCGGAGTGGACGAGGAGACGGTGGTCACGGATTTCGGCCGCGGCGGCATCTTGGTGGGCGAGGCCGCGATCGCCGCCGGCATGGCGGACCGGCTGGGGAACATGGAGGGGTTGATCGCCGAGCTGGCGGCAGGCCCCGGCACGAACGACGGAAACGGATCGACAAGGAGGGGAACGATCATGAGCAAGGACGACAACAAGAACACGGCGCTGGCGGTCACCATCGAGACCGTGGCCCAGGACCATCCTGACATCGCGGCCCATTTCCGCGCCGAGGGCGCCAAGGCCGAGCGGGAACGGATCGCCGCGGTCATGGAGCTGGGCGACAAGCCGGCCGACGGCAGCCTGGCCGCCAAGTTGTGGGAGATGGCCATGGACGGCGAGACCACCAAGGAGAAGGCCGCCCTGGCTGTCCTGGAGCGCCAGAAGAAGGCGGCCGTCGAGGCCGCCGCCGATCTCGCCGCCGACGCGGCCGAGATCCCGGTGGTGGACACGGCGCATGACGGCGCGGACGAGGCCGGCGAGCTGAAGAGCATCGTCGCCGGGATCGTCGCCGGCGCGAACCGGTAATACCTGATCGAAAGGAGGGGAACGACCATGGAGACCTACACGCCTGACAACCTGATCGCCGGCGCGCATCCCATCGTCACCGACACGGTGACCATCGCCGCCGGGGCCGCCCTGACCCGCGGCGCCGTCCTGGGGCGGATCACCGCCAGCGGCAAGTACGCGCTCTGCGACGCCGCGGCCACCGACGGATCCGAGTCGCCGCGGTGCATCCTGCTCGACGACGTGGACGCCTCCGCTGCCGACGCTGCCGGCCTGGTGGCCCTGTGCGGCGAGTTCAACGCGGGCGCCCTCACCCTGGGCGGCGCGACCACGCCGGCCGACGTCAAGGACGCCCTGCGCCAGCTTTCCATCTACCTGAAGTAAGGGAGGACACGGGAACACGCGCCGGAGCCGGCCGGCGGTCCGCGTCGGGCTCCGGCCTTCCGGCTCTCCAACTGCTCGAACCAAGGGAGGACACGAAAAATGCCCATCAGCATCTATGATACCCGAACCATGCTGGAGGCCCTGCGCAAGATGCCGCCGGCGCGGAGCTTCCTGCGCGACCTGTTCTTCACCGAGACGCGGGAGTTCGCCACCAAGCACGTGGACCTGGACATCATCCGCGGCGGCCGCAAGATCGCGGCCTACGTCTCGCCGCTGGCCGAAGGCAAGGTGGTGGAGAAAGACGGCTACGAGACCAAGACCTTCACCCCGCCGTACCTCAAGGAGAAGGAGTCCATCACGCCGCAGGAGTTCTTCACCCGCGAGGCGGGCAACACCATCTACGCTCCCGGCGACGGCCCGGCCCAGCGGGCGCAGCGCGAGCTGGGCCGCATCCTGGCCGATCTCGACGACCGGTTCTCGCGCCGCGAGGAGGTGCAGGCCGCCGAGGCCCTGGACACCGGCGTGGTCACCTGCGTGGGCGACGGCGTCGACGCCACCGTGGACTTCGGCATGCCGTCCACCCACAAGATCACCCTCGCCGGCGCGTCCCTGTGGTCCGACGCCAACAGCGACCCGCTCGGCGACCTCATCGACTGGTGCGATCTCGCGTCCAAGGATTCCGGGCTCGTGCCGGACGTGATGATCGTCGGGCTGGACGCCTGGAAGGCGCTCCGCCAGCATCAGAAGGTCATGGACGCCCTGGACAACCGCCGGGTCATGGTCGGTGCGTTCGAGCCGCGCCAGCTCCCCAACGGCGTCACCTACCTGGGCGACCTCGAGGAGGCCGGCGTCTCGCTGACCCTCTACTCCTACAAGGAATGGTACGAGGATCCCGTGGACGGCCAGGTCAAGCCCATGGTGCCGGCCGACAAGGTCTGGCTCGGCTCCACCCGGGCGCGCTGCCGCCGGCTCTACGGCGCCATCCAGGACCTGCGGGCCGGCGGCCTGGCCGCGGTGGCCCGCTTCCCGAAGTCCTGGGAAGAGGAAGACCCGTCCGTGCGTTGGGTGATGCTCCAGTCCGCGCCGCTCATGGCCCTGGAACAGCCCGACGCGTTCATCTCGGCCAAGGTGGTGTAACCATGCGCGTGCGATCGATCTTTTCCGTGAAGGCCGATGGCCGATACCACTATCCCGGAACGGAGTGGGACTGCCACGAGGACCTGGCCGGCGAGCTTGTCGAGATCGGGGCGGTCGAGATCCTGGAGGCGGCCGCCGACGAGGAGGCCTTCGAGGATCTCACCGTGGACGAGATCAAGGAGCGGCTGGAGGCGGCCGGCGTCGAGTACCCGGCCAGGGCCCGCAAGGCCGAGCTGCTCGAGCTGCTGGCCAACCTCTCGGCGGACCGGCGGTGACGGGTGACGGCCGATGGCGACGCTGCTCGACCAGATCCGGGCGGACAACGCGGCCTTCCTGGACACGGAAGCCGGGTTCGCGGCCCAGCGCGATATCGACGGCGTCCAGGTGGTCGCCGTGGTCGAGCCGCTGCCCGTCGGCCGGGCGGAGCAGCGGTACGACGGGCTGCTAATCCGTCGTCGGCGGCTCCACGTGGCGGCCGCCGCTCTGCCGGCCGTGCCGGTGCCCGGGCAGGTCATGGCGATCGACGGGGAGACGTGGACCGTCGAGGACGTGACCGACGACGCCGGCATGCTGGAGGTGCTGCTCGTGGGGGTGGACTCGTGATCACGATCGATGTGGAAAGCCGGATCGAACAGGCGGCCAGGGGCGTCGGCGCGATCGAGCCTGAGATCCGTGTCGCGCGGGCCAGGGCTTTGCGCAAGACGGCCCGCTGGCTGCGGCGCGAGGCGCTGCGCTACGTGGCAGCAAAGGAGCGCATACCGCAGAAGCGGCTCGCCCGCCGGGTGTTCGTCTCCCGCGTCGGCAACGATGACGATACGGCCCGCGTCTGGTTCGGGCTCAACCCGGTGGATGCGGTCACCATCGGCACGCCGCGGCAGACAGCGCGCGGCACCCGTGTCGGCCGGCGGTTCTACCGCGGCGCTTTCGTCGCGAGGATATACACCAGCCGCGAGAAAGTCTGGATCCGCAAGTCCAGCCGCTACTACGACCCGGCCTTGTATCCGGTCATGCGGCGGCGGCATGTGGAGTTCGCGCCCGAGGGCGAGGTCCGGCGCGGCCGTTTCCCGGTGGTGCGGGCTGCCATCGACGTTGGGGAGCATTTCGAGAAATTCCTCGAGACCGCCGAGGGCCGCGTGGCCGACGAGTTCGTCCGCCGGTTCGACCAGGAAATCCGGTACGCGGCGCTCCATGAGGTGGCCCGGCCATGATCGAGCTGCTGGACAAGCTCGAACTGCGCGTGGCCGCGGCCGTGGCCGGGCTCGCGTTCGACGACCCGGCGAATCCCGGGGAGACGAGGCCGCCGCGCGTCGTCCGGGGCGGTCTGCCGCCCAAACGCGGCGGCGGGACGGCCCAGGGCGAGGATTTCCCGTTCGTGATCGTCCGGCCGGCGGGCGGCGCGGGCTCGCGCAAGGACACGCGGCCGGCGTTCCGGCTCATCGGTGGCGTCTATACCGCCGGCGCGATCAGCGACGGGCTGGACGCCATCGATCAGCTCCTCGAGGCCCTGCTCGGGCTGTGGGACCAGCGGGCGTTCACCCCGTACCGGCTGACCGACGATGTCGCCTGGTCGTTCGGCGACGACCGGGATCACGTGCAGCCGCACCCGTACTACTACCTGACCATGGACATGACCTTTGTCGGCGCGCCACGCGCCGGCGTCAAACGATGACGATGAGGAGGGGATGATGAACGGATTTCTTGGGACCGGCGACCTGTATATGGACCGGCTGGACGCCGCCGGCGCGAGCCAGGGTTTCGTCCTGGCCGGCAACGCCACGCGATTCGAGCTCAACGTCGAGACCGAGGAGAAGAAGCTGGTCAGCCGCAAGCGCGGCACCGCGGGTCAGACCCTGGCCTCGGTGACGCGGATCACGGCCACCACCCTGGGGCTGACGCTCAACGAGCTGGACAAGGACGTGCTGGCCAACATCTTCCTGGGCACAGCCACGAGCCGGACCGCGGCGGCGGGCACGGTGACCGACGAGCCGGTTGTCGCGCGCCTCGACCGGTGGGTGCGGCTCGCCCACATGGACGTGTCCAGCGTGGTGGTGACCGACGCGACTGGCTCGACCACCTATGCCGAGGGCACGGACTACGAGGTGCACGCCCGGCTCGGCATGGTCAAGGCGCTCGCCGGCGGATCGATCAACGACGGCGATACGATTCTCGTGGACTACGCCTACGGCGCCGAGTCCGGCCACCTGATCGCGGGCGCGACCCAGCCGGTGGTGGCGGTCCGGCTCCTGCTCGACGGCCGCAACGACGCGAACGGCAAGGACTGCACCGTCACGGTGCACGAGGCCCGGATCCGGCCGGCGTCTCCGGTGGACTTTCTGGCCGAGGATTTTTCCGAGCTGCAGTTCGACGCCGAGCTGCTGACGCCGGCCGGCAAGTCGTGGCCGTTCGAGATCATCTACATTGAGTAGTGATGAGCAATGAGCAATGAGCGATGAGTGATACTCAGCACTCAGCACTCATTGCTCAAAAGATGGGAGGGACGATATGACGACCAGGAAAAAGGCTGCCGGCAACGGCAAGGAAACCATCACCCTGAAGCGTGACCACACCCACCAGGAAAAAACCTGGCGCAAGGGCGACACCATCGAGGTTCGGCCGGCCCAGGCGGAATGGTTGCGGAAACACGGTGTGGCGTGATGGTGCCGCGCAACGGGAAGGTCATCGAGTTCGCCGGCCGCGAGGTGACGGTCAAGGAATTGACCGTGGCCGAGATCAAGCAGGTGTTCGACAAGCTGGAGGCATGCGACCTGGACCGGCTTGACTTGCTCCTCGACCACGAGGTGCCGACCTGCGCCGTCCTGCTCGCCACCGGGCTCGACGCGGCCGCGCTCGACGCGGCGACGCCATCGGCGTTGTTGGCCGTCTACGACGCGGTGGCGGAGGTAAACCCTATTTTCGCCGCCGCGATGCGGCGGCTGCAACGGATCGGCGACGCGGCGGCGAAGGAGGGGCCGGCGCCATTGTCGATCTCGCCTGCGCCATGATCATGCTCGGGCATCACCACGCATGGGAGTACCCGTGGCCGGTGTTCGAGCGGGCCGTCAAGACCGCTGTTTCTCGGGCGGTTTCCAGGAAGCGGCCCACGTGACGAGTCGTGTCTCGACGTCCACGAAGAGGTGGGCGACGCACCAGGCCAGGAAGAAGAGGAACATGCACGCGTACACGTATCCGCCCCATTTCACGCTGAATAAGGATATGACGGCGCCGCAGGCGAACCAACGGGAGAAGATGAATCCAAGCGGCGAGATCATGAGATGTTCCCGCCATTCCGGCATGCGTTGTTCGTCTCGCATCGTCTCGCGCCTCCATCTCAAATGATACGACGTTTCCAGGGATAAGGCAATGGCGTCAAGCGCGAGAAAAATCGTCATCGAGCTGCAGGGCAAGTACACGGCGGCGTCAGCGTTTCAGCAACTCTCTCGGGATCTGAAGTCCCTGGACAACATCAAGGCCCTGCGGGACGCGCTGGACAAGTTCGGCCGGTTGCGGCGGGCGCTCGAGGACGCGCGCGCCAAGGCCGCCGATCTCAAGCGCGCCATGCAGGATGGTGGCGACGCCACGGCGTATGAGCAGGCGCGGGCAGAGGTCCGACGCCTGGCCTCGGAGATGGTCAGGGAGCGGGACGCCATCGTCGGCCTGCGCGGCGCGCTCGCCAAGGCGGAGATCGATACCAACGACCTGGCCGCGGCACAGAACCGGCTGCACGACGCCACCCAGGCCCAGGCGCGGGTGTTCGCCGCCATGCGCGCGCTCGGCGTCCAGCCGTTCAAGAAGCTCCAGGAGGAAATCGACAAGACGGAGCTCGCCCTCAAGGACCTGAAGGCGTCCGGGAAACTGACCTTCCGCGAGATGGCCGTGGCCGAGGACCGCGCCAGGCAGCGGATCGCGGCGATCCGGGAGCAGATGAACGGCTGGTCGTCGCATTTGACGCGCATCCAGCAGGGGTGGGCCGGGCTGCTGGGGGTGTTCGCGTCGGCGCGCGCGGCGACCGGCATCGTTCGGCTCTTCGCCGGGTTCGACGACATCATGCGCCAGGTCGGCGCGGTGTCCGGCGCCTCGGCGGACCAGTTCGAGCGGATGGTGGACCTGGCGAAGCGCATGGGCCGCGAGACGCCGTACTCGGCGCGCCAGGCCGGCGAGGCCCTGCTCTTTCTGGCGCGGGCCGGGTTCGGGGCGGAAAAGTCGATGCAGGCGTTGCCGGCCGTGCTGCGGCTTGCGTCCGCCACATCGACCGACCTGGGCCGGGCCGCCGACATCGTGACCAACATCATGAGCGGGTTCCAGATCCAGGCCGAGGATTTGGCCGCGGTGAACGACATCCTGGTGGCGGCGACGAATTCCTCGAACTCGACCCTCGAGGAGCTGGGCGCCGCCTTCAGCTACGTGGGGCCGATCGCCAAGGCCGCGGGCCAGGATTTCACCACCGTGGCCGCGGTGCTCGCCAAGATGCACGACGCCGGCATCAAGGGCGAGCGGGCCGGCACGGCGCTGCGCGGCGCGCTGTCGCGCCTGGCGCGGCCGACGAGAATGGTCAAGCAGGCCATCGCCGACCTTGGCCTGGAGGTCAAGGATTCCAGCGGCAACATCCGGCCGTTCATCGACATCCTGGCCGACTTGGAGAAGAAGGGTGCCGGCGTGACCGAGCTCGTCAAACTGTTCGGCCAGGAGGCCGGCCCCGGGATCGCCGGGCTGCTCGGCATGGGCGTGGACGCGCTGCGGAAGTACGACGAGAGCCTGCGCGATGTCGAGGGCACGGCGGAGCGGATAGCCGTCGAGAAGGAAAAGGGAATCGGCGGCGCATTGCGCGAACTGCGCTCCGCCGCCGAGGGGCTCGGCATCGCCATTGGCGACACCATGGCGCCTGCCGTACTGGCCGCGGCAAAAGCGCTGGCGACGCTTGCACGCATAGCGACGAAAGTACCAGGGGTAGTATGGGTGATAGCTTCAGCCGCTGGTGGGATCGTCACCGCCCTTGCCGCTTGGCAGTTAGGGATAAAGCACCTATTGGCCGCCATGAAACTGGCGAATGTCGAAATGACGGCCTGGCTGTTGGAGAAGGCGCCGGCCGCCACCACGAACTTGCTTCGATTGGCCAGCGCATCAACGGTCATGGGCTTTGCTGCCAGGGGGCTGGCCGCGGCGATGGCCGCGGCGGCCGGATACATGCTCGGCGAATGGCTCCAGGAGAAAGCCGGTCTCGACACGGTGGAGAGCATGACCAGGGAAGCGGCGAAGGCCGAGAAGGAGTTGGGAATCATCCGCGGCCGAACCGCCCAGAAACTCGCCAAGATTTCCAACGAAACCGGCGTGGCCGTGCGCACCATGGCCGAGTTCAACCGGGCAGTGCGCGAGGGCCGCATCGTCTGGGACGAGGCGGCCCGGACGTGGCGCCGGGGGATCGGCGCGCTGACCGGCGGGCAGAAGGAGGCCGCCGCCGCGGTCGCCGCCACCGCGGACCAGCTGGAAAAATTCGAGGCTGCGGCCAGGAAGGCGTACGAGGCGGCAAGCGCCAAGGCGGACGAGTACGCGCGCAAGGTCCGCGACCTCGATGGCAGGATCCGCGACCAGCGGCAGGCGACCGAGGACCTGGTCCGGAGCCTCGGCCGCAAGGGCATGAGCGCCGAGGCGGACTGGGCCGACCGCCAACGCGAGGCGGTCGAGAAGCTGGCCGCGGCCAGGAAGGCCATGGCCGAGGGTGACTACAAGCGGGCCGAAGCCCTGGCGCGCCGGGCCCGCGACCTGTACGCCGGACTGGCGCAGGAGATCAAGAAGACCGGCAAGGACGGCGAGGCGGTCGTGGTCAAGACCCTGGCCGAGACCAAGCGGACGGCCATCGAGGGAGTGCGCGCCGTGGGCGCGCTGCTCGACGAGCTTTACACGCGCCAACGTGACGAGGCCGAGAAGCAGCGGCGGATCTGGGCCGAGATGGCCGACGGGATCCGCGCCCGCCTGGACGAGATCACCGCGGACCGCCAGGCCCGCATCGAGATCTCGCTCGAGCGGCTGCGCGAGGCCGAGGACGCCATCGAGCGGCTCACCCGGGACGCGACCAAGCGCATCTTCGTGCGGACCATCGAGAAGAAGGCTGCCGGCGGGGCCGTTGGGCTGCAGTCCGGCGGCCGGCTGCCGGGCTACGGTGGCGGCGACCGGATCTCGGCCCTGCTCGAGGCCGGCGAGTTCGTGATCCGCAAGGAGGCGGTCGCGCGCTACGGCGCCGGGCTGTTCGCCGCGCTCAACGCCATGCGGCTGGACATCGGCGACCGGATCCGCGCGCGGCTCGGCGGGCTCGTGGCCGGCCTGCCGGAGATCCAGGCGCCTGCCATGTTCGCGGCCGGCGGCCCGGTCGCGGCCGGGGCCGGCGGTGGCGAGATCACCGTCAACCTGACCCTGCCCGGGGCCGCCGCGCCGGCCAGGCTGCGGACCGACAGCATGACCGCCGAGCGGTTGTTGCGTGACCTCGACCGCATGCGGAGGTTGGCGTCGCGATGATGCTGGGGGCCATCGACCTGGACGACAACATCATCCTTGCCGGCGAATTCGCCTATCCGGCAGCGGGCCAGTCGGTGCGGCGGACCATCCTCGGCCGGGCCGTGATCCAGTGGGCACCGGTCTCCGGCGGCCGCGAGCTGGTCCTCGAGGCCACGGACGAGGGGGGCCGCTACAAGGGGTTTTTCACTCGGTCGCAAGTCGAGCAGATCAAGGCGTTGGAGGCGGCCCAGGACGTGGTGACGCTC